ATTGTCTATTATAGATCAAGCAACCTTTCAGATAGAAATAGAAACGTTACCTTATTTTCCGATAAGTAGTGCTGGATTTATGCAGATCCCTTGCTTGCTCTTTGCCCAAAGACCTGGCTTTGTAGGAGATACTAAGGGTAAAAATCCTATAGACAGCATTAGTGGAGTTTATAACTTACTTGGTTTTTATCATAGAATTGATACAACAAAAGCAGAAAGTAAGTTTAAACTATTCTCTCTACCTAAGAAATCAAGCAAATGAATTTAGTAGAAGCAACAGTTATTAGTAACTTCGACATATTTGAGACAGGGCTTTTCGAAGTCTCTTCTACTTATTTCCAGGGAGTCAGGACAGTTACCTACACGAGTCCTTACGGGTCTCTGTATAACGGATTAGATGGAAAGAAGGGTGGATTTTTTGCTATCCCCTCAGTAGGCCAAACTGTATTAATCTCTCAAACTACAGGTGCAGATGCTTACTACTTAATTACTGTTGTCCATGATCCTGATACTAGATCGGACGGAAACTCCATACCTGAAGTAGCTAATTCCCCAGGTATACCATCAGATATTTATAACCTTAGCCCTGGTATCCCGCAGAGGGTGATATTATCAGATTCTAAAGGAAACAGTTTAGTATTGTCTCACGGTTACGCTACTGATGAGCAAAACATCGAAAGTAATTCTATTCAAGTAAAAACCAAAACTCAGAAGCTTAATATAGAAGATACCCCCGCAGTAAATAGAATCTCTCTAGAGAATGTTTACGGGGATTGTATTCGTTTAGCCCAAACGCAAACTGATAATTCAGATATGGGCACACGCCACTTACTATTAAGAACCGCTGGCATTATCCAGGCTCTTGCAGAGCAAGGTATGGACTTAATCGTAACGGAAGGGACTGAGATAGACATAAACAACTTGTCTACAGGCGTGAACAAAGACGGGTCTGAGAAGTGGGGAAATATTAACGTGGTCTCAGAGAACAAGGATATTAATCTTGTAACTAAAGGAGACTCAGGCAGGGTTATGATCCGAAGCATGGGGGGAGATGCTTTAGTTCAAGTTAATAGCACCGGAGAGGTCATCATTAAATCAGCTAAATCTATTTCAATAGATGCTGATGAAGATATTAACATAAAAGCTGGTAATAACCTAAATATACAAGCGGGTAGTGATATTAATATTCTAGCCGCTAATACGGCTACGATGACCGGAAGTTCATCAACGGTCCTTCTCACACCTGTTGCAGCATCCTTAGACGGGCCTGCTGTCCAACTTGCACCAGTAACCCCAGTTCCGGGGGCTGGTGGAGCGGCAGCAGCCGAAGTTCAAACTAACGACTACGATCAATAATGGCATCATTTGATTTAGATACATTCTTAGCAGCACAAGGTCAAGGCCAAGGAGTTGTCCGATCCATAGGCACTTCTTTTGGAATGCCATCGTGCCTTCTTAACTATACCGAAGAGGCTCTAGCAGCTTTTTGTTCATTATTGCCTAGTCCTGTGTTAGCTGATTTAAACAAATCAGCAGACATAGGTAGAGAGAAAGCTAACCAAGAGACTGCTGCATTATTTAATATAATAACATTCCAAACTGGTATTGTAAGTTTTTCTACTGAGACTGGTCAAATCAGTTTTGGTTCAAATAGCTCCGACCTAGCAAAGAGTGCTGATGAGGTCGGAGGTCTAGAAGAGTTATCCACTTTTGTTGATGTTGTAGGTCAGGTCGCAGGAGCCGCTGGGCAGCTATACGACAACTATAACGCCATACAGAGCCAGTGGAATGACATCAAAGAGTGTATAGGAAGCTTTACAAACCTGAAAAAATTCTCAGGAGGTATGGCCGCTAATGAGAGAGCGAAACTTGCCGCAAGAGATCAGGCAGCATATCAAGCACTAATAGATCAAAAAGTGAGCCAGTATAAAAGCCAGCTTCAAGCTCTCAATGCCGCAAAAGCAGGTATAAACAAAGTTCAGAATGCTATCCTAAATGAGTTAACCAAGAGGGACCAGGACCCTTCGCTAGAGCCTAGAATAGCAGCAGAATGGGTAGACAGCCTTAGTGGAACGTCCTATAGGAAAGCAGATGCAGATGATCCTACACCAGACGCAGACGAGATTATCAGACTGGTTTACGGACCTCCTAGATCTACTAGAGGTCGTTATTTATTAAGCACTGATGGTCTATATTATGACTCACAAACAGAAGAAGGTTTAGAACCTGTCTTGCTATTTGTAACTGATAATCAAGCTAAGTTAGAGGCTGCTGAAAAGTGGAAGTTGAACTTCAATCCTAACTTGGGTGGAAAGGGTGATCAGATAAGCTCAAAGAATTTTTATGAATGGGTCGATACTATCTTTGACGAAAATATTATTGATGACAGCCAAACTCTTCTAGAGCACTATGAAAAAGATCACTTCCTAAAAGTTCTTCAAGGACAAAAAGAAAAAAGAATATTAGACATCAATAAACAAATTGAAACTTTACAGAATAGCAATGCCTCTCAAGCAGTTATTGATAACTTTAAGCAAAGCATTCTTGGAGAAGTAGCATATAACAACAGTAAGATTAACCGAAGAAAGAAGCAAATAGAAATTGCCGTAAAAGCACCTCTAGTATTCGGAAAAGGTGAGTCCCCTCTTCCCGGCTTTGTTCCTATTAACGATTTCTCTTATCTTCAAGATTGCAACATAGCCCTAGCATTTGATCAGCAGAAGAAGCTGGTCTTGGATCAAGAGAGTGTTTCTGGTGTGGTATTGCCGCTGAAACCCACGTTTGTCGTCAGTCAGGTAGAGGAAGCATCAGATACAATAAGCCACCTGTATGTCCCAGAAGTAGGCTTGGGTGCTCTAATCACTGACATGCGGAATGGTTTGAATGCTAGCAGTGTTGAACTAGCAATTAGCGATGTCATAACAGAAGACGGATTATTCGCTGTATACAACTTCTTAAACAGCACAACGCACCTACCTTCTAGCACAGCATTTAGTGTGCTGAACTGTGTCACCACAGACGACTATAATAATGCTCAACTAGTTGCACCTAACTCAACTTTTGTTTTCGGTGAATCAGACGAAGCGACATTTGGCATCGGATATGGATTAGGTGCTGCTTACATGCAAGGCATTACTAGAAATAGTGGTGTTAATCCATCAGCATTAGGCAGCTTTGTTAAGCTACCAGACACAGCAGAATTCCAAGATTGGTTATATAAGAAGTCTGGGGCTAGCTTCGAGACTTGGGTTTACGCTCCATATATTGGTGAGTTTGATGATTCATGGGACGCAGGACTGTCTACGTCTAGTTTGTATAGGCTAATTCTAGCTTGTGAGAATACAGGACAAGCTCAAAATGCTCTAAGAGCAACGGATATCGACAAGATCTCTTACACTGATGGTAGTGACTATACCAAGGGCCTAATCATGGGCTTTACTAGAGACAAGAGGTGGTATCCTGAGAACATGGCTTACCCGTCAAACGTAGAACCACAACCAGCAAACTCTGGAGGCTTCATCCTAGCCCCTACAGTTGGTTATGACGCCTCCTCAGCTACGTTCATGAGGAAGGGCTCTATTGATAAGAATGGCTGTTACAGTAGCTCTGGGTGGATTGGAATGTTTGTTCCGTTTAGTGCTACAACAGATTCTGGTAAGTCTTTATCTTCTTGTGGGGAAGAATTCTGTAACTTAGCTGTAACTCTAGACTATGAAAAAGATAAAATTCATCTTTACTTAGACACTGAGTTGCTAGCGGTATCCGCAGTTTCGGAAGTATTTGGAAGTCCTCCAACCCACTCTGTGAACATCCCAACATTTAAGAAAACAAATAGTTTTGAGTATAATGCTTCTAGCGTTGGTCCTCTTGCTCCGAACTCACTGAAAGGAGGACCTAAACTCAATACTTACTTCACTCCATGGATTTTAGGCGGTGGTTACACAGACGGAATGGCTCTGACTGGTAACTTCATGGGCGGAGAATATAATGGAGTTAATAGTGGTCTAAAGGGTTATTTAGGTAGCACTAAGTTCTACTCCAAACCACTACAACAAAAAGAAATTAAATTTAATTATTCAGTCCAAAAGAAACTATACAAGAACTTAGACTTCGATCCTATTCCCGCAGTTAAGCTAGTGATAGCTATAGGCCAAAGCAACATTGACGGCCTAACTGTCAACCTAGCAGACGTAAATATCCCAGAATACTACAAGCAGACCCCACAGTTCGGCAGAAAGATTTGGACGCCAGACTCCTTCTCTGCTAGCTCCGGGTCTTGGAGAGCTGTTGACATGTTAAACCTCAATGATACTTATGGAGGTTTAAACGTCTCAAGATATTCTATAGGTGATAGTATAGCAAATACTAGATTCTTCAACTTCGCAGAAAGACACTATGATCCTCTGTTTAGCTTTATGCGGCACTTGAGAGACCAAAGAGGAGGAGAAGATATTTACCTAATTAAGAATACTAAGACTAGCACAGCTACCGTTAGCGGATTTAATGCTGGTGCCGATGTTCTATCTTGGACTGATGAGAATCACGCGGTCGCTGATGTTCAGGGTTCTGGTCTATTCTTCACCTTGAAGAATGACGTATCTGCTGCAATAGATAATATAAAACAGTTCTTACCTGATTACACTAGAATTGAGCCGATCGTCTTAATGATTCAGGGCGAATTTGAGTCTCTCCGCCTTGAAGGTCAGACGAATTACCCAGACCCGACTAGCATACCGAATAGCTGGGGTTATTACTTTAAGAATTATCTATATTCTAACTTACAACAGCACATTAAAAATTGCTTAGGCACTCCAACAATTGCTGATGTTCCATGGTTACTGGGTAGAACTCATATAGAAATGAAACAGGATATTCCTGCTAACCCATTACCTAATAAGGCTTATTATGTTGATTTGGTAAGAGCGCAGCAGGAAGCTATGGCTAATGATCCTGACCTAAATGTGTATCTTGTTAATCTAGATGGTTTCACAGACTTCAAGGATGCTTCTAATATCCACTTCGGAGCTGAAGCCTTAACAGAAATAGGCGAAAGATTCTTCGATAAGTATCTAGACATCTATGGGATTGAATACGAAAGACAATCAGAGCCACCAATCCCAATTGCTCCCGTTCCGCCACTTGAATAAGGACCATTTTATTGATAAATATGATATATAATCACTAGAGGATAGCCATGACCAACATAAATGAAATAGAGACCCTTCTAGGATCTGTCCCATCTAGGAGAATATTAGATGGTGTAAAACAAAGTAATACTAGAAGATTATATGGTCTAAGATTTCCTTTCGATAGAAGGGAAGATGGTTACTTCTCTAAAATGCCTGATTTGTCAGTCATCAGATCTAATTTACGTCAATTGATTATGACTGAACCCGGCGAAAGGGTAATGCTACCAGATTTTGGCTGCCCTTTAAGGTCTCTGTTGTTTGCTCCGTTAGATCAAGAACTAGTCTCTGAAATGAGAGAAAGAATTTTTAATTCTATTTCTACCTACATGCCTAATATAAATATATTAGATCTACAAGTTTTAGCATTAGATGAATATAGATCTAACGGATTACCTAGTATTAAAATTGTATTAACCTGCAAAGTAACTGATGTTACTGATTCAATATTTGATGTAAAGGTCACGCTATGAGTTTTGATGGATCAGTTTCTTCAGATTTCATGAAATTAATTAGGTATCCTGAAGAACAAAAGGAGAGCTTAATTGATTTTGCCGGAGCAGACTTCAATACAATAAGATTAAATCTTATTGATTATATCAAAGCTGTCTATCCTTTAGATTATAACAACTTTGTAGAGTCTGATTTGGGTATGATGTTAGTTGATATTGTTGCTTATGTTGGAGCAACTACATCAATGAAGGCGGACTTCTTAGCTAACGAAAACTACCTAAGAACAGCCAAAAACAGAAACAACGTTAAGAAACTGTTAGAATTAATTGGAATTCGATTAAAAGGTCCTATTAGTTCTGCCGCTAATGCTACAATAACTTTTGAGAATAGCCCTTATGTTAATAAGGGTGAAATTCTTAGTATCCCCTTCGCCAACAGAATTGTTCAAATAACATCACCTGATGACGGAGCACCACTAAACTTTACTCTGTATAAGGTCGTTAATGGTGTAGTAGACCAAGCTAACCCTGAAGCAGACATCACTCTAAGAGAAGCAGAAGGCGTAGGATTCGACCCAGTAAACTCTGGGAAAGTCCGACTTCACGATAACTTAGTTCTGTTAGAAGGTAGCTTCGTAAAGAAGACTGGTAGATTCAGCGCCGACACAGGAATAAAATCTGTGGCATTAGACACGAGCCCAGTGGTAGAAGGATCTGTCCAAGTTTTTGTTGAAGGAAACCCTAATACTAGCGGTGTTTATACCTATGTCGATAACATCTACTTCGCTTCAGGCAATACTGCTAAAATATTCCAAGTGATTTCAGACGACGATTTTAAAGCAAACGTAGTATTCGGCGATGGGTTAGCAGGACTGTCACCATCTCCAGGAGATACCTACACCATAACATACAGGGTAGGTGGAGGAGCTAGAGGTAACTTAGCAGCAGAAGTTATTAACTTCCCCATAACCCTTACCAATGTTAGTAGGTCGATTACCGTAAATGGAATCTTGGAGAACTCATCTAGAGCCACTGGAGGTTCTGATGCTGAGACAGTTGAGCACGCTAAGAAGTATGGACCGTTAGCCTTTAGACGACAGGATCGAGTTGTTACTTTACATGATTTTGATTCTTTTGCAAATAGCTTCATCTCTTCTTACGGGTCCATAGGTAAGTCTATTGCCGTGACTAGACGAGCTTACTCCTCAGCAAATATCATTGATTTATACATCTTAGAGAAAGCTAGTGATACTCAGCTCAGAAAAGCTACACCAACCTTTAAGAAAGAGTTATTAGAAGCTATCGAACCTAAGAAGATGCTTACTGATGAGGTTGTAGTTGTAGATGGCTTAATTAGAACTGTTGATTTAGTGGTAACTGCGAGAATAGACAGAGAAATTAGAGACAACGAAGAAGCAATTAAACTAAGAATAAAAGATGCACTATTAGAATACTTTAAAGTTGATAATATTAACTTTGGTCAAGTCTTCAACCCTCAAGACGTTGCAAGAGTGGTCTTCTCCCTACCGGAAGTTTTATTCGCAACGGTAGACAACTTCCCTGAAGTCATTACATTAGATTTTAATGAGATCTTCCAACTTAACAACTTAACAATAAATATTGTGAGGGTTTGATGAATTCTAAAAAGTTTAGCCTTACTAAAAGAAAGTTCTATAAAAGAAACTTTTCAGATGTAATCCAACTCTTGATTCCTGGTCAATATCTGCAATCCGATATTGATTATGACGGAACTGAGGTAGATCCTTTTTACAATTTAATAAATTCTCATATCAGTATAATTGATGATATTGACACCATCAGGCCCCTGTCTCCAGGCACAGTATTCTCCTCTTTAGATACTTATTACGGGATCGCTCCATTCTTCATCAAGCAGAACAGATACACAGATATCCCCGCTGAAGAATTTGAAAGACACATCCTAAATCCAGTAGGAAAGACCTTCAAAGATTTTGAGAACGAAGAAGAGTTCAGAGACTTCTTAACAACTGAACTTATCCCAACAATCCAAACAAATAATCCACAAGGCGTGTTTAGTGGGGCTTCTGGTATAGATGAGTTAGTTTATCGGCTAGGGTGGTTCTATTTCTTAGCTGGGAGCTCAACTTACGATTATCAACCTTCATCCACTGTAGTTAATTATTTTGTGGATTATACCTTTAAGGGTAAACCTTTGGAGATTTCCGACGGTATCAATGCTCTAACAGAATTTATTTGGTATAACCAAAAAGATTTAGCTGAGTATATCCCACCTGATTTCCTTTCGGGAACTACAACTTATACTAGCGGAACTCAAGGGCTAGAAAAACTAAAGACATTAAATAAAGTTGTCTATGCTCAAACCCATAATGAGCACGCTGATACTTTAGTAAGAGATGCGATAGATCTCTTTGCTCAGACTTCTGAGCTATATGAAGACCAAGTATCCAAGGGTCCGTTCTACAGACTGTTGAAAGCTTACTCGTTCGCTTTCGCTGACCAACAAAACGAGGTCAATGAGCTATCTGTATTATACGATCTTCAAGAGTGCCCAGATTACTTACTACCTGAACTAGCTAAATTGATCGGCTGGGAGCTTCTTGGTTACGACCCTACTAAGTGGAGATTACAGCTAGCTAACGCTGTTCAGATCTATAAGAGGGCAGGAACCAAACAAAGCATTTTAGCCGCCGTCAATAGCGTATTCACCCCAGGAGTCGTAGACCTGTCAGGTAACATTCAAGAACTTTGGGAGTCTTATATCCCATTCTTGATCATGTATTCCTTAGCAACGGAATCAATTCATTTTCAGAACTTCAGAACCTGGACTCCTGCAAAAGCTCAACAACTAGGTATCGAAGAGTATGATTATAGAAACTTCGATAATAATATTAGATTAGCTGTTGATAAGATTTTATTAACTTTATTTGAAGAATACCCGGATCACTTTATACTTGGTAATAAGTTATTTCCTGTAGACTCAGAAGATTTTGTTTTTAATTACAGACAACGAACTTACCCAATTCCACCATTCGAAGAGATCCCATACTACACTAACTGTCTAATAAGTTTTCAATTCCTCCTTAGGCTAGCAGATTTGTTAGTTTGTTACGGGGTTCCTCAAAGCTTTGCTCTCAAGGTTAGAGATTATATTCAAGCAAATACTACTTCAATAATTGATGATAAGTTTAACGACTTTACCGAGAACAATGGTTGGTTATTCTTTACAACTGAATATCAAGAACCACCAAACTGGGATAACATCATTATTGACCCACAGAACAAGAAAGAAAATTACTTGTCTATGTGGAGCGGCAAGTCTTCGCATTACAAACTAAACTTCGATTCTGATAGCTTCGATTTTTCCAAGAACACCTACGAGGTTGATTCTAGCAAGGTTGTCTACCTCGCGAACAGGATCGCTGACACCTTCTCACCAGCTAAAGCAGTAAAGGATGCTAACCTCTTCTTAAGAAATGTAGATTACTACACCAATAGAAGCGATAATTATAATATTGATTTTAAGCTTGATTATTCCGAAGAACTAGTAGGGCAGCTAACCGACATTACTTTAGGGAACAAAGAAATTTCAGCTATTGATTTGATTGGAGCTGCTACAGAATTTTCTGGTGGTAGATACTCCTTCTCTTCAATAATTGGCACTCCTTTATCTTCGGTGGCCGCAGAAATCAAACCTAGAAATACTTATAGAAGAAGGGGTCTGCATAATAAACTGAATGTTAATGGCTACTACAATCGCACAGGATTTAATCCTCCGACCTCTCCAACCCAAAAATTCTATGGGTCCTATTTTACTGCTGATGGCGCTGAGTTCTCTTTCTCAGAAAATGCAGACTCCTACCAAACGCTTAATTACAACTATACATACAACCCTTGCGCCCTGCTCAACCCAGTAAAGGGTTACTTCCCAACATATGGGTCAAGTGAGCAAACCTTAGACAATCTGCCCCACTCTGTGCAGAGAATTTACATAGGTATGTCTGATTTTTATGCAAACGATGGTGCAACAAATTCATATGACTATGAAAAGTTCGAAGAATACTTAGACGAAATCCTACAAAAGAATTGCCAAGCATTAATCAGAATTTTTATTGATCATCCAAAACAAATATTCCCTGCCGGGCACCCGAACGCGGGTCAATTTGTAAGGCCCGAATCCTACGCATTCGAAGGATTCAAAATGCCTAGTTTCTTAAGAAGCAACGTAGCAAGCTATCCTTACTATGTCCCCGCAGGTCCCGCTGGTTCCAATAATTTTGATCTGTCTGGTGAAGTGCCTGACTACGGTAGCAACTTGCTACTAAGTGCCGTTAGTAGTTTAGTAGTAGACTTAGGAAATAACTACGATGGCGATATAAGAATAGCACACATTCAAGTTGGTATTTGTGGTCACTGGGGTGAGTGGCACAACTGGCTAGCTTTCAATAATAGCGTGCTACCAAAAGCAGGTATAACTCAGTTCCCGCCTGTATCATTTATTGATAAAGTAATTGAGACCTTTGAAGATTCTTTCTCTATTACAAAACTATCAGGAAGATATTACGATTTGTTTGCAGATCGTAATGCAACTAATTTCCCAAACACTCCAACAAGAATGGCTCTACCAAACAGTAAGTTGGGTGAGCACGATGATTCTTTCTGCTGGCATACAATCGGAAATCCAATTTACTTCGCTGATACCCTAAGAACAAGATTTGGTCTTCAAGACCGGTGGAGAGTAAACATGCACACGCCCGAGATAAGGCCGGAGCTTCTCTCACCAAACTTGGACGTGTTTAACAACTCTTATCAGAATACATACAACCCTCCACCAGAACAGGGGATCTCACCACAAAACTTATTTGCTTGCTTAGATGCTACCCACCCAACTCTAATATCTAACGGAGCATTTTATGTTTTAAACAACTACACACCAACTCAAGATCAATTAAATAATATTATTAATAGTATCTACAAGATGGGTTACAGTTATGACATTGAGTCAGCTACTATCCCTCTAAGATGGAATCACAATAATAGTTTTACTGTTGATGTTCGCATACAAAACAGAGGTGTAGCTCCTTTCTATTACGACTGGCCTATGGTTTTAACCTTATCAGGTTTTACCGGCAACACTTTACGTGTAGTCACTGATTGGGATATTAAATCAATCATCCCAGGAACGCACACTTTAAGTTACACTATTGAGGGGTCTGATCTAGTAGCAGCATTCCCAAGCTCCGAAACTGTTCTTGTTTCTCTTAGTATTGAAAAACCTTCATATCTACTAAGAGATATTGAATTCATGAACTTTGAGCATAGACAAGGAACTCCTTACATGTCTCTTGGAGTTATGCAAGTTTATGATTCAGTAATAAGAACCATTAGTTTTGGAGGCTTAGAAGTTTCTGGGCAGCAGACACTGAAGGGTATCATAGCTACAACAACTATATTAACGGGCTTGGAGACCGTAGGTGCAACAATACCAAAAGTAACTCTAGATGTCGAAGGTGCTGCATATTTAGACGATCTAGTTGTTTCCGGTCAAACAGAGTTAGCGGCTGAACTTAGAGGAACAATTAGATTTAACAGTCTAGAAATTGTAGGAGCTACAAATCCTAACTCTATCATCACTGCATACGCTACTAGACCCAGAGATCCTGTTAACGCTAATGAAAACTTCTTCTTCTTAGGGTTCATTCCTTCAGCACTGAAGTTCCAAGGAGTTTCAGCAGACTGTTCAGGTATTATTCAAGATTTACCAAATATCTATGCAGATAGATGCGCTGCATATTCTACAGACCAATACTATGGTTATGACGCATCTAATACCATAAAACTTAGAGGATTTAAGGATCTAGAGGATGACGATATCTTCTTAGATCGAGAGCAGTTAGATCCATTTATGGCTGTTGTCCACAAAGTAGCTACACAAAAAGTTTACAAAAAATATGAGAAGTATGTTCACGACAACATCCAACAGTTTGCAGCAGACATGCTTTGGAAGGACGTAATTGGATCAATGGCTAACGAAGAAATCTATTGTAGTGGTTTATTCCTTAGCTCTATCGAAGCTTATGAGAACTTTGGTCTAGGTAGAAAGGTGCATGAGTTATTCGATCTATATGCCACAGTATTTAACAGACACCCGACTACTCTAGCCTTAAAGACTGATTTTGGTTCAAAGATCTACGCCCATGCTTACGGTAATATTTTAGATAATGGGGACTTTGAAATTAAAGGTAACATAGCTCGAACTTATGATCTCTATACCTCTAGTGTAGAGAACGTTAAACTTCTAAACAGAGAAAGTATTGCATTCTCTGGTAGTGAGGCAAACCTAGCAGGTTACCAAACTAAGGTAGAGACTGATCCTAGCGCAGTGATAGCTAGATCAACTTCTCTATCCTCTACAGTTGAGTTAGTTAACTCTTCTATCGTGCAAGGTGTGGAGCTAGTCCATACCTCAGGAACCTCACTTAGAAATCAGTTCATAGCTTATGACCTACAAACACCAGACGCTCAGTCATTCGTATACAACAACGCATTCCTAAGACTAAAAGCTATTGATGGTTTACCAAGAATCAGATATAGAATCAAAGGCTCAGATTTCTCAGATCAAGCAGATACTTATAGAGCTGATAATTTCCTGTGCCCTGAGCATGAATTCCACCTGAAGATTAGAGCACTGGCAGCCCGTGAAGATGGGACTGGGCTGAACGCATCCCGTTTAGGGGTATGGATTCATACTGCTACAGAAGGGACTAACCTAACTTGGCACTTTAATAATAAGGGTAGGTGGGAGCTTATTGATCCCGCAGACCTAACTATAAGAAAGATCATTGATGATCTCACGTTCATTCACACCTTCAGAGAAGATGACAGATCTGTAGAAAGACCAATCTTCCAATGCTTAGACTCAGATGAACTATTCCCAGCACTAACCTTCTTGAAAGGTATCGGAACGTTTGAACCAGAAGACTTCCAAGAAATCACGGTGAAATTTAATACTAGAAACTACTGTAGGATAAATACACCGGAAGTTTACTATAAGCATCATCAAAAAGTTCACAGACATGACCAAACTTACGTCATAGAAGTCTTCATGATCCCGGAACCTAATGGCGAAAATAACTTTGTCTTAATAGATGATATCTCTTTACGAGATGACACTATCTATGATTTAACTAGAATAGATGTGACTGGAACGCCAACGGGTCATAAGAAGTTCCCTCTATGCGACATTTACCATATTGATTTAACAAAACAAGACATAAGAGCTATTTTAAATTACTATAATCAATTAGCAGGTAAGGGTATTTACGTGGGCGGCATGAGTAAATATGCTGTTGAAAGCTCGGCAGTGAATGATACTAGTGGAGGAAGCCGCCTCGATTTTAGAATCAACCCAAATAACCTAACGAATGCTAAGGATGTTGCCACAGGAAACTTCACATTAATTGAGGTATAACATGATAGGTGTTGTTGAATTATACAAAAATGATGAGAAGTTCCTAGAAGAATCTAACATGGTGTTAGATAACACTGGAGAGCTTATCGTAGATATGTTAACCATGATGAGAGAGATCTCGTCTGTTCCAGGAGCCTCCGCTATCCTGGATACATCTAACTATACTGTCCGAGCAGCTTCTCTAGGTAAAGATGCAGCCGGATATAATTATCACGGCCACTTCAGTGCTTTGCAGGTTTTATCAGACAATGTAATTAGAGTAATTTCTTTTGAGGAGAATTATGTCTCTGCATACCATACTAGCGCATTCGCAGAGGCTAACAACATCGCAATCTTACCAGAAGCATCAAACCCCAAGATGACTAGATTAGAGTCTGAGTCAACTGCTGTTAGTGGGCTTTATGATTATGGACATAACCTAAATAAAATTGCAGAAG